GCGAGCTAACGATTCTGTATTAAAAGAACTTTATTGGTGGCTTGATATGTATAACGACAGTTTCGCTCGTGAAATGGGGTGGATGTAATGAATCTATCCGAAATCTTTGCTCGCAATTTACGAGTTCGTATGGCAACACTCAACTTCAAAACAAGTGACTTGTACAAAATGACGGGAATATCAAAGACGACCATAATGGCTCTGGAATACGGGAAAAATAAAGGAGCTATGTTTGAAACTATCGACAGATTAGCAGTAGCGCTTGAATGCAAACCAGAAGATTTTTTCAAACTAAATTGCGAATGGACTAGTAAATCGCACACGAACAACTGGAAGGATGAGGTGGTCAAGTATGACTAATCAAGTAGCACAACAAAATAACCCTAAGAGTATTACTGATGATGTTCTTAATCGCGTTAATGAAATGAAAGAAAATGACGGCTTTTTACTTCCAAAAGGATATAGCGCCGAGAATGCTCTTAAATCGGCTTACCTTGTTTTGCAAGGAGTAAAGGATCGTAATAAGCGCCCGGCATTGGAAGTCTGTACCAAGCCATCAATTGCTAATACGTTGCTCAACATGGTAATTCAAGGACTAAGCCCAGCAAAGACGCAATGCTATTTCATTGTGTATGGTAATGAGCTTCAAATGCAACGGAGCTATTTCGGCACTGTTGCTGTTATTAAGCGATTAGATAGCGTTAAAAACATTACTGCTCAAGTGGTTCACGAAGGCGATAAATTTGAAATTGGCTCTGATGAGAACTTTCAAACAGTTGTCAAAGAATTCCAACCAAGTATTGAAAACCAAGATAAGGAAATCGCTTATGCTTTTGCACGTATTTTCAAAAATGATGGAACTTATGTTGACACAATTATGACCAAGAAAGAGATTGATCAGTCATGGGCACAAACACGTCAAAAAAATAACAAAGTACAGCAGAATTTTAGCCAAGAAATGGCAAAGCGTACTGTGCTTAATCGTGCCGCTAAGATGTTTATTAACACTTCTGATGATAGTGATCTATTAACTGGTGCTATCAACGATACAACAAGTAACGAGTATGACGATGAGCGCCGTGATGTAACACCCGTTGAGGATGAAAAGCAAAGTACTGATAAATTGCTAGAAGGATTTCAAAAGTCACAAGAAGCGAAGGCTAAGGGGGTAAGTAATAATGGCAACAGCAACGAAGGCAAAGAAGTCAGTGAAGAAGTCGCAGACGGACAAACAGAACTCTTCAACGCGGGAACAATCAAACCAGCCGATGAAGCTGACAGCTGATAATTACTATAGCCATGAGACCGATTGGCAATACATGAGCGTGTCACTATTCAAGGACTTTGAAAAGTGTGAAGCTCGTGCATTAGCTAAGCTCAAAGAAGATTGGCAACCCGTTTCAAGCCCTGTTCCTCTTCTTGTTGGTAATTACGTGCATTCTTACTTTGAGAGCGCTAAGAGCCATCAAGACTTTATCGAAGAGAATAAGAAAGCACTTATGACCCGCCCAACAAAAACTAATCCAAACGGCCACCTCAGAGCTGAATTTAAGGGTGCTAATAGCATGATTCAGACACTGCAAGCCGATGATATGTTTAATTATTTCTACGCTCCAGGTGACAAGGAAGTAATCGTAACGGGTAAGATTGACGGCTACTTGTGGAAAGGCAAGATTGACAGCCTTGTGCTTGATAAAGGGTATTTCTGTGATTTGAAGACAGTAGATGATATCCACAAGGGGCACTGGAATGCTGATGAACATAGATATGTGCCATTTATTCAAGACCGAGAATATGACCTGCAAATGGCGGTCTACCGTGAACTTATCAAGCAGACCTTTGGTAAAGAGTGTCAGCCACTTATCTTTGCGATTAGCAAGCAAACGCCACCGGACAAGATGGCAATTGATTTTAACGGCGTTGATGATGATTACCAAATGCAAGCCGATTTAGACAAGGTAAAGGAATTACAACCGCATTTTTGGAAAGTGATGACTGGAGAAGAAGAACCTGTTCATTGTGGCAAGTGTGATTATTGCCGAGAAACGAAGATGCTAAGTGGATTTGTACACGCAAGTGAAATCGAGGTATAGCGATGGCAATTATTAGGCAAAAACGAAAAGAAAGATTCTCTATTATAGATAATCGTGTTATCAAGGATAAAAGGCTTAGTTGGGGAGCAAGGGGACTGCTGGAATATATGCTTTCTAAACCCGATGATTGGAAATTTTATATGAGCGAGTTAATTAGTCACAGTGACAAAGACGGCCGCGACAAGACTTATGGCTATATGGACGAATTGAAAAAATATGGCTATGTAACGCGGAAACAAAAGCGAAATAGCAATGGTAAGTTTGGCAATCAAGATTTAATTGTCAACGATTCACCGCTTACGGGTTTTCCGTATACGGCTAAACCGGATACGGATTCACCGGATACGGTAAATCCGGCACTACTAAATACTGACTTTAAACCTAATACTGATTTAAATAATACTAATAAGTCGTTAGTCGATGCACAGCATTCTATCCATGATGTTTTCACTCTTTGGCAAAGCAACTGGGGATTTCCTAATGGGATTGCTCAACAAGATTTAACTGAATGGGTGAACGAATTTGGCGGAGACCTTGTTTATTATGTTATCGAAACAGCTCTAAGAAGGAATGTTAAATCTTCTGGAGCAGATAGTTACTTACGCGTAACACTTTCTGCTTATAAGAAACAGGGTATTAATACTGTTAAAAAGGCTGTACAAGAAGCAGAACAACATCAGCAACAAATGAGCCGTGAATATCAGCAAAAGAGTGGCTCACGTAAACGTCAACCAATTAATGAAGGTTTGCCAGAGTGGTTCAAGAAGCAACAAGAAGAACAGTCTAACAAACAACACTACGAAAGAATTGATGATAGTGGGGATCCGATGCCACATGACTAAAGAAGAAGTGAAAAAGAAATGGGCTTCTACTCGGAAGCTATTAGAAGTAACTGATAGTGAATATAACGGTGTAACACAAGAAGCTGCTAACCTGCGTTTTATCAAAACTAAGCTTCAAATAGCAGTTTATTATCTGCAAATGCTTGATGAGCATAATTGCGAGTATCAAGTACCTTGGAATAAAGAACAATTTAAATGGCTACTTAGAAAGCCTGTCGGGGATAAAAAGAAACAACAGGCTAAAGAATGGTGCCATCAGTGTCGTTTAATACGTGACAAAGCCTGCGCCAATTGGGATTACGAGGAGGTAAAGACAGCATGAGTGGGCATAACTTAATTAGTCAAATCAAAGACTTAATTTTTGATACAGAGAATATTGCGTGGATTGGATCTGCAGACGGAAAGCTGGCAATGAGCTGGGAAGAGTTTGATTGTCGTTTCTCACAAATCAATCACGATCCAGAAGAAGCTACACAAGAATTAGCAATCGACCTAGTAATCGTGATGAAAGACGGTACTTGGTATGAGCGTAACTATCAAGGAGATTGGCAACATAAACGGGTGCCACACTTGGCAATTAATTACCGTCCGTTTACTTACGTTTCAGAATCCGATAGTCCAAATGGCTCATGGCCCTGGAGTACGTTAGAAGAATTGAATAACTGTGGGGAGGTAGCACAATGAGCGTAGAAACAAAAGTATTACCAGCAAGCACAAGGACGAACCTTGAAGCGTTGAAGCACCACATGAAGAAGTTGGGATTTAAGTATTTTGAAGAAAAGGACGGCTGGATAAATTTTAGTCCCGAACAATGTGAGATAAACGGTGAATTATGTCCTCGTCCTGGTATGAGCGTTGATGTAGCAACTAATTACAGGATGATTAACTCGATAATTGACAAAATCGATTTATACGACAAGCTACCAGAAGTAAAGCAAGCCATCCTCGATTTCTACGAAGCGGAGGGAATAACTGATGAAGATTAAAGAAGCAATAGAGATTATTAACGGTACGACTAGCACAGTATCAGCAGAAGAAACAAATGAATTTTTGTATATTTATCATAGGAATTTGAAGGGGGGGATTTGAAAGCCTACAACGACTGGTTTTTGATGATGCGTATTGGTGTAACTAGCTGGGATTCTATCTGTAAAGACTGGGATTGTTTGTCTGATATCAAGCCCCAAGACCTAGCACGTGTGATGGACGTGGTGCAACGGCTGCTTGATACGCCAGTCAAAGAACGTTTCCCCGAAAAGAAATATCGCTTGCGATGGATTGATTCAAAAGTTCAAGAGGGGCCAGCCACTTACTTAGGACGTACTGGGAGTGGCGATTCAATTTATTGGTCAACTTTTAGCGTGATTGGAGCAGAAACATTTACCGAACCAGAATTGGAACAGCTCAAGAAAGATAATCCACGTTTAGCACTAGCAATTGACACAATGAAGGAAGAGGTTATGACCGATGAAAATTAACGAATTTATTAAAAGGGTAAACGAAATATTTTATGCAGAATGTTTCTCTGAAGATAACGACATTTATATATATAGAACAGAGCAAGACATGATTGATGAGAATAAAGATGGTGATGATACGTATTATTTCATGCGTATTAGTCCACGCAATAAAAATCTTTCTTTGTTCATTGATCCTGATTGGGTGCCAGATGATGTTAAGGGATCGTCTTTGCTTTTTAACTTGCTTCGAGAGTTAGAAGAAACGCCCATCAAGAATCGTTTTTCTGAGAAGAAGTACACGATACAAGTAATTGCCAATTATGATAGTGCTTATCTCAATTGCCATAAAAGAGATAATCGCATGACGTTTTGTGACGACATTGAAACTGATCATGTCAAAACTAGATTTACTCAATCGGAAATCGATGAATTAAAGCAACGTCCCGACCTTGCAATCGATTGGAATAAGGCAATTATCAAGGAGGCTAAGAACAATGAAGATTGAAGCAATTATGATAATGACACCCAAACTACGTAAAGATCTTCATGCAGCTTTCCATAAGTGCAAGCGAATTAGTCCAATCAAGCGCACTCGTAAGCGACAGATTGCTAAGGCTAAGCATATGATGACTTTGCACGACCACACGAGCTACGAGTGGTCACAGTGGTGGCACAGCAAAGCTAGAAAGCCTAAGAGGTGGAAGAGATGATAACGATTGATTTGGATAACAAGTTTGCCATCGTTAGCGACGGCGAAGTGCTTAACCTTGTTCAGAAAGATGGCAAATTCCGTAAAGATGGTACTCCATCGGGACAAAAATGGTGGTTCAACACGTATGGTCAAGCTATCAAGTTCTACGAAAAGAAAGTTGACGCTGGCAAGCCTATTCATTCGTTGAGGGAACTAGCCAAGCAAATTGACAGCGGATATAAGCGTATTGAAATCATGGTAGATCAAAAGCTGAAAGAGGCGGGGATTGAATGAAGTTAAAGGAATTAGAAAAGTTCTATAAGGCTGAGACACATCTTGATCATTTCACAAAAGCTCAAGATTTAATTACATCAGCGATTCTTAGTGGATGGAAGATCGATTTTGAAGCTGAACCTAATGAAGATTATGAAGCGAGCGATGAGGAGGAATACCCGCTTTTAATTAAGACTTATGTTTGGGCACCTGAACGTTGGGATGAGGACCACATCGAGGAATTGCACTTTCTAAATTGGTTTTATCCTCAAGTAGCGATTGAGTTAGCAACTCACTTAAAAAAAGTAATTAGAAATTACAATTGCCCTTACTGCTCGATGCTAAATGGCGTTGGTAAAACGTGGAAGTATGGTCAACTTGAAGATAAGACCGAATGCATTGCTTTTGACACCACAGAAAGAGGCTACTTTCTTACCGATTACAACGACTTTATCGAATGTACTCAGACTGGACGCATACAAATATTCAATTGTCCGTTCTGTGGGAGGAAGCTAGTTAATGAAAATTAGAGTGTGGATTCAGTCACCAGACAATGCGTCCTTTAATGAAGATGACATTATCGAAGTCCCTGATAATATTTCTGATGATGAGTTAGAGGAGACAGCACGAGAAACAGCATTTGAGCACATTGATTGGGGATATGAAAGGGTGGACAGCGATGAAAATTCTTGATGTTTGCTGTGGATCAAAAATGTTCTGGTACGACAAGCAAGAACCGCATACCACTTATATGGATATCCGTAAATCCGTCTATACAGCAATGGATCGTGGCAATGAGCGAAAGATTGAAATTGACCCTGATATCCAAGCAGATTGGAAGAATATTCCATTCGTTGATGAAACTTTTGATCTAGTTGTATTTGATCCGCCGCATTTAGTTCGTGCAGGTAAGACATCATGGTTAGCAAAGAAATACGGAACCATTGACTTGATGGGGTGGCCAAATGAATTTCATAAGGCTTTTCAAGAAATAATGCGAGTGCTTAAACCAACTGGAACAATGTTATTCAAATGGAACGAGGACCAAATCCCAATCAAGGAAGTTTTCAAGGCGTTTGGCCAGCAACCAATTCTAGGCGATATGAAAAGTAAAACGAAGTGGAGCGTGTTTATTAAGAATGACTGATAGGTTCGATAAATCAACATTAACTAGGATTATCAGTAGTAGTTATCCGGTGGAAGCAAAAGTAGCCCAAATCATTGCATTACATGAGTTGCAGCGAATGCATCAATTAAATGAAATTGCTAATGAAATTGGACACGTTATTGATACTGCCAAGGAGAACGAATTATGAAACTAACTGAAAAGCAAAAGAATTGCCCATATTGTCATGGTAAGGAAGACATAATTAATACTTTACACTATGGCGGTTTAGGGAGCATGCTGGGTCAAGTTGTTCATATTGAAGGTGACAGGCTAGTTGTTGAAGAAGAAACAGTTGAGTCTAAAAAGATTAATTGGTGTCCGATGTGCAAGCGGCCACTGAACGAGGAGGAAGAATAATGAGCGTGATTAAAGTAAATACACTATGCAAGATTGATGAAGAGAACCCGACACCGGTTAAACGTCAAGAAATTGCCTTGAATGTTACTGCTGTTGACCCTAAGGCTGACTTTCAGAATTTTGTGTTAGGAATTGACGATTATCAAGATTGTTGCGAAGATTTTGGAAGCTTTTCTGATGATATTCCTGAACAGTTATTTGTCAAAGCAATTTATTCGGATGAAGAGTTAACGAAAGAACAGGCTGAACGTTTATCACTGTCTGATGAAGAGGCAGACGCAGCAATGACATTCAAACTAGTTGACGGTGATGACAAAGAATATTATTTCGGTGTGTATAACGATCATAACGGCTATTATTCCCACGTAGTCTACGAGAATGGTAAGGAAATCGACTATCTATAAGGAGGTAACTATGCTACACACATACAGAAAGACAGCCTTAATTGAAGCTGAACAGTTCGATGGTTCTGATGAAATGATAAGAAGGTATCGCATTAAATACTATTCTCCAGGTAATGAATATAGTTTTTACACAAAAGAAGGAGCTTCGATATTAAATATAGGCGATTGGATTGCTACTGGAATTGATGGTGAACACTGGAGAATTGAATCAGACATATTTGAACGGACTTATGAGAGGATTAATTAATGGAAATTAAATGTGGTAACCAAAAACTGGAAGCTTATCCAGTTGAGCCATTTATTTATGAAGTATCAGCAAATGGTAAGAAAGAATTTTACCAGAATGTTTGGGATGCTTTTGAGTCAAACTTACACATGAATAATAGTTCGGCTAAAATTACAAAAATTCCTGTTACACCTACTAGTGACGAACAAATTAGAGCAGAGATAGTTGCATTTGAATTAGGTGAGAAAAGAACTTATCCCGATGAATACGTTAAGGAATTTGAAAACACTAAGCCTAGACCCAAGAAAAAAATTACACTCAAAAGCGTTCTTTATGTCCTTGCTTTTGCAGTATGGTTAACATGGTTAATTGGAGCGCTTTTTTTATTATTTCATTCGAGGTGAGATATATGACATTTGAAGAAGCATTAAAGCATGAAGAAAATAATGAACCTGTTATTTACAACAACCGAAAATATTATGTGGTTGGTTATAATAAATCGGCCGATATGTTTACTATTCGGGAAGTTAGTGGTGATCCACTATTTACAGTACCGATTGATGCTAAAGTGGAGGAACTATCATGAGTATAAAAATTAATGCCCAAACAGTAATTTTTAAGAATAGCCCTGTTGAAAGCGTTAGACAGGATAAATGTGAATATTGCCATGCACCATTTAAGACAATCATGGTGACTAAAACAATTAAAAACACAGGTGTTAAAAGTGAAATCCCTATTGAAGTTAGTGGGGAATATTTTAATTACTGCCCTAAGTGTCGACGGAGGTTAAGTTAATGATCAGAGTTGTATTTTTAATTGTATTGTTTGTTTTTAATGTGTGGGGACTGTATAAATATGTTCAGTTGCAAATTGACCCTAGCGATGCATTGGAAGCATTGAAAAAATTAAGTAATAAAGAAGCAAAACTAACAAGTAAGATCGGAAGAGCACACGTCTGAACTCC